CCGCTAATTACGAGATCGGCGAGAAATTCATAAGAACGCGAGACGGCCGGATCGATTTCTCCTTTGTCGGCCTTAGAAGAAACATCGAGAGCGTCAAATCGACCGCCCGGATACGCCTTCTGTGGGTCGACGAGGCCGAGCCGGTCAGTGAGATGGCGTGGCAGAAGGCGATCCCGACGGTGCGCGAGGAGAACGCGGAAATCTGGGTGACTTGGAACCCCGAACGCAGAGCCTCTGCCACCAACCAGCGCTTTCGCGTCAACCCGCCGGAAAACAGCAAGATTGTCGAATTGAACTGGCGCGACAACGCTTGGTTTCCGAGCACCCTCGACCAGATCCGCCGCGAGGATGAGGCGAAGCGGCCGGAGCAGTATCCCCATATCTGGGAGGGCGAGTACGCGATCGCCCATGCTGGTGCTTACTACGCCAAATTTCTGTCGGATGCGAGCCAAGAGGGCCGCATTGGCCGGGTCACACGTGACCCGCTGATGGCGGTGCGGGCGTATTGCGATTTGGGCGGCACGGGCGCCCGCAGCGATGCGTTCGCGATGTGGGTTTGCCAGTTTGTCGGTCGCGAGGTGCGGGTGCTCGACTATTATGAGGCGGTCGGGCAGAGCCTTGGCGTGCATGTCGACTGGCTGCGCGAGCGCGGTTGGGGCAAGGCGCAGATTTTCCTCCCTCATGACGGCGCGACCCATGACCGGGTTTATGACGTGTCGTTCGAGAGTGCTTTTAGGGCGGCCGGCTTTAGTGTGGAGGTAATTCCCAACCAGGGCCGCGGCGCAGCGAAGGCCCGCATCGAGGCGGCTCGCCGGCTATTCCCGGCCGTCTGGTTTAACGCCGAGACGACGGAAGCCGGCAGGGATGCGCTAGGCTGGTATCACGAGAAGCGCAGCGATGACTGGCGTGAGGTGGGGTTAGGCCCCGAGCACGATTTCAGTAGTCATGGGTCTGACGCTTTTGGGCTCATGGCGGTGGCTTACGAGACCCCGACCGGGCGGCCGAAGGCGATCAAGTACCCGCAACTTGGTATCGTATAAAACACAGGAAAATCAATGACACAGAGTGACAGTGTGATGTTCACGGAGTTGCAGGAGCGCGTGGCGCGTCTGGAGGTGCTCGTCGATAATCTGCGCGAGCGCTGCATCGATCTGGCGGGCCTCGTTCACGGTCACCAGGAGAACCTCGACGAGTTGCTGGGGCCGTCGCCGGATCACGCCGCGGTCCGCAAGGAGAAGAATGAATTGTACGGACGCGGCACCGGGCGACGGGTGGTGTCGTAGTGCCAAGCTCTTCGCCGAAGCAGGCCCGAACCATGCGGGCTGCTGCGCATGACAAGGCGTTCGCCAAAAAGCTCGGCATTCCGCAATCGGTAGCCAAGGATTATGTCGCGGCTGACATGGCGAAGAAGAAGAAGACGAAAGGCAAGGCTCGCTGATGTCTGACCGCATCGGCAATTTCGGCACCGACTACCAGCAGCCCATCGCGCAAGGGCTCGACCTGCCTGACGGGCTGGACGAAGACGAGGTCAAGTCGGTCGTTCAGCAGGAATTGCAGGCGGCGCTCGGGCAGGATGGCGGGAGCCTAGCGCAGGAGCGATTGCAGGCGCAGAAATACTTCGCCGGAGAGCCCTTAGGCAACGAGGTCGAGGGCCGCAGCCAGCTTGTTTTTAAAACGGTTCTGGAGGCCGTCGAGTGGGCCTTGCCGGCCTTGCTGCGGATTTTTACCGCCTCGGATCAGATTTGCATCGTCGAGGCGCCGCGGCCGGGGATGGAGGCGCGCGCCGCCCAGGCGACGGATTACCTCAATCACATTTTCTACCGCGACAACCCCGGGTTTATGATCCTGCACGACTGGCTGTTCGATGCGCTCCTCGAAAAGCTCGGTTGGGTCAAATATTGGTGGAATACCCAGAAAACCGTCGAAAGCAAGACCTATACCGGGCTGACGCAGGAGCAATACGACGCGTTGTTGGGCCAGGACGCGGATGTCGAGGTGGTGAAAATCCGGCGTTACACCCAGGACGCCGACGAGTTCAACATGGACCGGCCTTTTGTGCCGCCACCACCGCGTCCAATGCCCGTGCCGTTGCCACCAGGGCTTCCCGCAGATGCGGTTGGTACGGCACCGGGCGGTCCGGTTCCGCCATCGGGACCCATGCCAGGGCCGCCGCCGCCGCCCCCAGGGCTCGCCGTGCTGTCTCCAGGCATTGCGCCGCCGGCATTGCCTCCACCATTACCGCCTCCCCAGATCGAACTGATCGACGCCACCCTCAGGATTACCCGCGAACACGGTCGGGTGGTTATCGAAAACGTGCCGCCGGAAGAGATCCTGTTCAGCCGGCGGGCAAAGCGCGACGAAATCCCCTACCTGTGCCACCGCCGCCGCTGGACCCGCAGCGATCTGATCCAGCAGGGCTACGACGAGGACTGTCTGGAGGATATCCCGGCCAACGAGAGCCTGGATTGGAACCAGGAGCGGGTAGAGCGCCATCGGCTCGACGACGATACGCCGCAATACGAGCGCATCGACGCCGGCGAGCATCTCTGGATCGAAGAGAATTACGTCCAGCTTAGCCGCGACGGCAAGGACGGCAAGACGACCGAACTCTACAAGGTGATGACGGCCGGCAACGGTCGGGTCATCCTGACCCGCGACGGCGAGCCTTGTATCGACTGCGTTGACGAGGCGCCGTTTGTCAGCGTCACGCCGATCCCGATGAGCCACCGGCTGGTCGGGATGAGCCTGGCGGATCTGGTGATGGATCTGCAGTACGTCAAATCGGTCATCATGCGGCAGATGCTCGATAATGCGTACCTCTCCAACTGGCCGCGCGTCGAAGTCGGCGACGACAGCGTCAACGAAAACACTTACGACGATCTCTTAACCCTGCGCCCCGGCGGCATCGTCAGGACAAAGCGGCTCGGCGGTATCTCGCCGATGGCGATTCCCTACACCGCGGACAAGACGTTTCCGCTGGTGCAGTACCTCGACACGACGGCCGAACTGCGCACCGGCGTGGCGCGCGAGGGCAGCATGATAACCGCCGACGCGCTGAACAATACGGCGGCTAGTTCGATCGCGATGCTGCAACAGGCCGCCGGTCAGCGTATCGAATTGTTTGCCCGGATCTTCGCGCACGGCGTCGAAAAATTGATGCGCGGCGTCATGGAGTTGGTGCGCAAAAACCAGCAGCAGGAGCGGATCATCCGGGTCACCGGCGGCTATCTGACGGTCGACCCGCGCGAGTGGCGTGACGAGATGCCGGTGACGGTCAGTGTCGGGCTCGGCACCGGCAACCGAGATCAGGTGCTCGCCCACCTGATGCAGGTCATCCAGATCCAGGGGACGATCGTGCAGCAGCAGGGCGGCGTTACCGGGCCCTTGGTCTACGCCAAGGATGTTTATGCGGCATTGCACGAGCTGACGACGAACGCGGGGTTCAAGACCAGCTTCTTCAGCGACCCGAGCATGCCGCCGCCACCGGGTTCGCCGCCGCCGGGAGGCCCACAAAAGCCTGACCCGGTGATGATCAAGGCGCAGGCCGCCATCCAAGCCCTTCAGCTCAAAGCCCAGGCCGAGGCTCAGCAGAGCCAACAGAAGGCCCAATTGGAGGCCCAATTACAGCAGCAGCAGGCCCAAGCGGAGGCGGGGCTGGCGCAGCAGAAACTGCAGCACGAATTGATGCTGGAGGAGCGCCGCCTAGCCCACGAGATGGAACTGGAGCGGCAGAAAAGTGCCAATGACATCTTGATCGCGCGGGCGCAGATGGAGGCGCAGAACGAGGTGCGGCTGCAGGAGGTGCGCCTTAAATATGCCGCCGGGGCCTATGCCGCCGGGCAGGGCATCCGGCCGCCGGAGGCTAATGGTGGCGGCAACGCTTGATGGACGTATTGGATGCGTTGTTGGCGCGGATCGGTGGCGATCCTTTCGCTACGATGGAGGGGGTCAACGCTGCCTATATCAAACCCGGCGAGCATGTCTACAACACGCCTTTGACGCCCGAGGCCGAGCAGGCGTTCCGGGGCTGGATCGGTCAGAATAAGGTTCCATTCAATCCCGAGGCCGGGGTTACTGACTACGACATGCGGGGGTTCTGGCTGGGATTGCAAAATCAAGACCCGCGCGCGGTTTCTGCGATCGACCCGCATGACCGGCGATTACATTACCCCGATTATTGGAAGACCCCTCTACATCAGACGTTCTCGGCTGACAGCCAGTGGGCGACCCCGGATGCGCCGCATTGGACCCCGGAGGGCCGGTTGATTGATCGGCAAGGCAATGTACTGTTTGCGCCGCCGCCACTGGCTGCCGCCGGTTTGCTTGGCGCCGGGCAATCCGACACGCCATGAAATTCCGCGCCTTCGCCAAGGCCCTCGGCGAGTACTGGGACGTGCCGCCGCAGCGCTGGCGATCGACCCAACCGGCGCCCGAG